GTTCTTTTTGGTGCCACCTGTTTAGCTGTGGCTTGCACCTGGCCAGTAGTGATCTTCATTGCTGATGATGCGGCTTCAATAGTCGCTCCGGCTGTTGCGCTTAGTTCTTCCATCAATTTATCGAGGCCTGACCATGTGACATTGGTATTAGCCATTGCTTGCATCTCCAGACACGATGAATACCGTTGACTTGCGGTTCACGAACGTCTTGTTAATTGTCCATTTGACACCGTCAAGCTCAATTTCATTCACAGGCTTTACTGGGTTCTTTACGTGTACTTCGTAGGCCATGGTGTTCACAAGACCGTATACAGATAGCTCTTGTGCACTGGTGATTGGGATTGTCAGGCAAGTGACCGTCTCGCGCGTCTCTGTCGGCCTATCATGCAGCGGGTCAGCAGGTGGCACCTTCCTAATGAGGGTGATTCGATTGTTGTATCTCATACGAACCTCATCCCCGGTCGGCGGCTTTGCGATGACTCGCGGTAGACATCGAGAGCATCAGCATACTTAGACAAATCTATTGCTTCCCATGTGTTAGATACGTTGCCTTCGGTGCCGCTTTGCTTGCCTTCATCACCAATACGGTTATACATCTTAACCACAATGTCCTTGATTACCCATGCGACTGCATCTGGCACAGTCTGATTGACAATACCGTCTTGGTTGATATAAGTCAGTACACGCGCTGTGGCGTCATCAATCAGATCATTCAACAAGTTATCTTGCATTGTATCGGCCAAACCAATGCGTAGTTTCACACTGTCTAAAACTGCCATCATTTCACCGCCTTTACTGCTTGAACGTACTTGTATGAGCACTTCGACTTGTCTACGAAACTCAGGTCATCATCAAACGGCGTTCGATTGACATACTGCCCTTTGAAGAACAGCCGTTTGTCATTCACAGTCACGCCTGCGTTGTGCATGATTTTTGTTTCTTTCCATCGTTTCACAGGATCAGTAGCCCAACAAAAATCGAGTTCATCACTGATTACCGGCCCAATGTTGAAGTACATCATATTCCATAACTGCGACCACATTTCTGCTGTCCATTTCTGGATATTACTATCAACTGTCTGCAAATATTGCCACAGTCGGTTGCTGTCGGCATACACCTTTCGCCAGTATTCAGCTGACGGGTGACTGATGACCCATTGAGCACCGCCAGAGTTGTGGTTTATCGTTTCAAGTGAGGCCAACGTAACTCCGACAATACCAGCCATGCGTTTTAGGATTTCTTCTCCGTGTTCACATTGCTTGATATAGTCAACGCTGATATAGCTCAGCGTGTTACTGCACAACCAACGATCAGGCTTTGCTTTCAGCTTGCGAAAGTCTGGCCGTTTACTGAAGATCACATCGCTATCGAAGTAGAAATAATCTTCATTCTCACGCTCTGGGTCTTCAGCTAGATACTGCCACCAAAGCCAAGGCTTCACAGATGGAATATATTGCTTGTCTGAGCGCTTGTCAGTGTACGTGTGTACTTCTACTCCATATTTGCTTGCGAGCGTTTCTGGCACCTTAGAATCATGCATAGTGAAGAGCAAAACGACATCTTTCATGTCAAACCCGACACTTTGCATATTAGTTAGGCATACTTCCAGCTCCCACTCAAAACGTTTAATGGCAGGTTGACATAAAATAAGCTTCATTCTGTCCTCCAATCAGCCGCCCGGTTACCCGTACTGTCCTATTTCGATAGGCGACTTAGATCAATCAATTAAGCGTGCGATGTGGTAGTTGTAGTGGTCGGTTTCACAGTCGAGGTCGTAGTAGTTGCTGACGTCCCGGCAGTGAAGATTGCCTGACGGTTGTCATCGCTGATCCACTGACCTGCCTTACCGGCACCTTGCAAAGCAACGCCCGCAAAGTTCTCGGATTGAATCGTCCGAACAACGTTAATCCCCGTGAATGCACGGCCAACGTTATCAGGTGCGAAGATGATAGACTTGCCAGCCATGTAACGAGTAGGCGTCTTGGTAACAATGATGTCGCGGAAACGAACGATGCCGTTTTCGTCGATGTTCACAGCAGAACCTTTGGAGCTGGTTACTAACTGATGATCGATGATTGCGTTGTAAACTTCGGCAGTAACGTATGCACGAACTGGGACAACGACTTCAAGGTCGGTGTAGCGTTCGGACGCTGCCTCGAATACCTTGTTCACATCATCAACTGCACCAAGATCAGCCGCAGCACTAGAAACCAAGTAGGCGCCAAGCTTGCTGTTGAATAAACGTGTCTTAGCTTGTGCTTGCAAGTTCAGACGGTCAGCTACTGCAGCATTCAGATCGTTATTGACGGTGAGTTGGTCGATACCTTCGTTGAAACTCCAGCCGAAGGAATACGGTACATCAATGTCGCCATAGATAATTTCCTTCATTGGCCCGAAGCGGTTTGAATTGCTCGTGCCGGTGCCAAACGCAACGTTAGGGTCAGTGTTGTAGGTACCAACAGCAACCGGAACATCATTTGCCTTAACACTGAACGCAATCGCGTTGTTTTGAACGCCATCGAGTGCTTGCAGTGCACCGAATGTCGGGGTGAATGTGCTTTGCACGCCGAATACGGTTTGCATCATTGCAATAAACTGTTTCTGATAGAGACGTACTGGTAAATTGTTGTTTTCTGTAGCCATAACTAGCTACCTCCTATTTTTTCTTGTATTGTGCCATGATTTTCTTGAATGGATCGTCAGCACCATCAAGGGCAGAAGCACCATTCTTAGGTGGATCAGTTTGCAACTTGGCTTCAACCTGCTTGTTGACTGTTTCCTGAATTGTCTTCTGAATGTTCTCAACAGACGTCTTGATCTTATCCGCATCACCTAACGCAACTAGCGAACCAGCAAAATCAGTTGGCAGTCCTTTGTCAACGAGCAATGACTTCGTGCTTGTCGATAGTTCACGCTGATTGAGTTCAGCTTCACGCTTGTCCAAGGCTGCTTGACGTTGTTTCTCTAGTTCTTGTGCCTTCTCATCAGCCGACATCTTAGCCAGCCGTGCGCCCTCGCTCTTTGCTTCCTCAAGCTTCTTTGCTTGTTCCTCTTGCCATTTAGCCTTGGCTGTTTCAAGCGCCTTAGCTGCACGTTTATCGGCTTCACTATCTAGCTGAGCCTGCGTATATGTGGTTGGTGCCTGAGTGGTGGCTTCGGTTGTCTCGACTTCTTCTTGAGTTTGTGTTTCTTCTGCCATGATGGTTCCTCCTGTTTAGCCCAAAACGAATAGACGTGCTTAACGATCCCAGCCACGCCATAAGGCCCAGCCACGATCACACGTCTTTCACTTCACGCTATTATTTTTGAGTAGTTTAGGGACTTGCTCAGGTCACGAGATTACTTTTCTACGGGTTCGTATGCTTCTTCAAAGATATCAGGCTTGCACAGATAGAATTCGCCATGAACGTCCTTGATGATGTAATCGCCAACTTGAGCGGTCATAACGCCTTCAAGGGAATCAATTAGCATGTGAACTTTTGGAGTCCCTTCTCCTCTAAAGCTAACAACACCATCTTTGATTGCTTTCACAATCCATTCAGGTTCTTCCGTCTGGTCAATGCCGCCAGTCCATTTAAATGCTTCAATTTCAACCGGCTTCTTACGATATTTCATTGCATTTCCTCCTATTCATCGTTAACTTCATCGTCGGTATCATATGCTGCCCATGCGCAAAGGCAGTTGGGGTGAGCAGGTATCATACCCTCAGCTTGCTTCATCGTGTATACTTCTCCGCTGTGTTGCTTGCATATGTCACACGCGCCTGAGTTGATGACCCATACAACTTTCTTGTAGCCAGCCTCACGAGCGTTCACAATGCTTTGGTGTGCCATGACACGATCATTCTCTGTTCTGATGATACGGTCTGACTGATACTTCATGACTTCAAACTTCTTGCGAAGCACCGGGCTTTGTGTAATTGGGTTGCTGTGCGTCAACAGCGCATTCTTCATCATCTTTTTGAGATCACTGCGCAAGGCGTCTTGATTCGACCATATGCGATCGCTCCATGTAGCGCCATCGAACATCTTATTGATTACTGACAAATCCGCTTTGATATGCTTTCCGTAAATTGATGATCCAAGCTTGGCCGTCTGCTTTGCCAAATCGTCAAGACTGGTACCAATATAATCTGCAACCTTGATGGCCAATGCCGTGGCATAAACGTATGCGGCATATGATAGCAGCTCATCGTTGTTAGCAACTGATTTCTGCTTAACTCCGGCCTCTTGTGCGTCTCTGTCAACTTGTTCTTTCAGTTCTGGATCGTAATAACGCGAATCGTCAGCGTGTGTGTAGTCTTCATGTTTCTCATTAAACGCATACCAGAATGCCATGAACGCGGCAGTATATTTGGCAACATCACTTGCTATTTGACGGTGTTGCTTGTCTTGTTTGTCCGCGAACGCTTTGATCCGTTCCTTCGGTGTTTTCGTCATTGTTCGTCAGATCCTCACTGTAGTCACTATTTGCTCGTTGTTTGGCAATCATGTCAGTAACCTCTTGCGGGTTAGTGATACCGGGTGCGAATCTGTATAGATACTCTTGCGGCAGTGTCGCACCAGCAGCAACCAGCGCTTTAATCTGCGTGATGTCGTCTGTTGGCAAGTTGTCGCGGAACGTGAACTGAATCGTGTTAGGATCTGTCTTCATGCCACCTGACACGCTTTGATCTAGTGCGTAAATGATTGAATAGCGCTGATCCAATGACTTCTCAAACATTCTCCGCTTAATTGCTGCCAATTCGACAGTGCCAAGTAGCTTGTACTTCATGGCCACGCCCGACACGTTAGACGCAAAGTTGCTATCAGTCAGGTCTGGTGTGTGGCTGAACTTGTGAATGTCTTCGGCAACACGCTTCTTGTACGCTTCGGTTCCGCTGACGTCATACTCTTTGTTGATGTACTTTGCGTCAACGCTCGTCTGCTGACCGGTTGCTGTCATTCGAGACTTAAGCAGCAGCATGTTGGCGTCTTTCTGTTCCTTAATCAGCTCTAGTTTGTCCTGTGCGAGCTTTTTCATCGCCTCAGGGTCATTAGGGTCGACACCACTTAGAAGCGTGCTACCGTTGAATAGCGCGTCAATATCACCGCTAATGACCAATAGCGCATCATTCAGGTCTGTCATGTAATTGGCAGTATCAGACTGTGCTGAAGCGTATAGGTCAATCAGTGAGATCACATGTTCAAAGTCACCTGTTCGGAACCGGTTATTGTCATACTCGACAACAGGGAACACGCGAATGATCTCGCTATGATCCAGATACATCGCTCCACCAACGGTAGTTGGCTTGTAAACGTCATGCTCTGTTGCTGTCCATGTTTCGGGAATAATGTCGATGATTGTCTTGTTGTTCTCGTCAACCAACTCTACCGAATGATAGCGGACAGCCATGATTGGTTGTGGGTCAACATCAAGCGAGTAGATGACGAACGTGTCAAGCGGATCAAGACGAACGCAATGCTCGATTGAGTCACTACCGTAGTAAACATACTCGTATGCACGTCCATAGCGTGTCATATC